CCATCAATAAGTCTTGGGCTAGGTTTACTGGAATACAGGCTTATTGCTTTACCGTATCAGGTGATCAGGATATGCACTTTGGCGGAAATGGCTATGTTGGTCTTTTCTTTAATGGTTATTCTGACAATAACACCAATATTGTTGCTACAGCGCAACAGGCTTATAACTACTTTGAGAGTCGTGGACAGCTTAAACGCTTTACCCTAGTAAGACCTATATTCCAAACAGATAGCGGATTACCGACCGTTTTATGCGGGATTAGCACGGACTTTGACACAGTACCATTGATTAATCAGCTTGCTTTTAATCCATCTATTGCAAACACGGGTATTTGGGATTCTGCTAAGTGGGATCAGAAAAACTGGGGCGGTGGTCTTGTGACTACTAAATACTGGCAGGGCGTAACAGGCACAGGATTCTCAGCTTCAATTAACTTAAATGTGGCATCGCAAGGTATCGACTTTCATTGGGCATCTGTCGACTATGTAATGGAGCGAGGTGGGGTTCTTTGAGGAGAGTCACTACCGAAGATCAAAAGTACATGGGTGACTGGCTGGTTCGCTTAATGAACTACCCACTACCCGAAGAAACAGTCTGCATCGGACAAGAAATTGATGGTGTTTTATCAGCAGTCGTAGGATTCTGTAGTTTTATGCCTAAATCGTGCCAAATGCACATTGCGGCAGTAGACGAAGTAAATTGGATGAGTCGGGATTTATTGTGGGCGGCTTTCGATTACCCCTTTAATAAACTAGGAGTTAGCGTTATACTAGGGCAAATCTGTGCTGATAACACAGATGCACTAAGGTTAAACCGACACTTAGGCTTTAAAGTTGTAGCTGAAATACCTGATGCCCACATGGAAGGCGATTTGGTAATTATGGCTATGAGGAAAGAGGATTGTCGGTGGTTAGACATCCAATGTCCTTTGAGGAAATTAAAAGGGGAATGACATGGGTGGTGGTGGATTTTTAGGATTAGGGCCTGCGCCAAGTGCGCCAGCCGCACCTGACTATACTGGAGCGGCACAAGCTACAGCCGCAGGTAACTTAGCGGCCGCACAAACAGCGTCGGCGGCAAACCGTGTAAACCAAGTAACTCCTTACGGAAACCTTGATTACAGTCAAAATGGTACGGATGCTCAGGGCAATCCAATTTGGACAGCTACAACTTCCCTTTCTAATGTCGGACAACAATTATTAAATAATCAAAATTCCACAAGTCTTGGATTAGGTTCAACTATTAATTCTGCTTTGGGCAATGTCCAAAACACAATGTCACAGCCGTTTAATCCCAACCTTCCACAGGTAGGTATTAATGCTGGTCAGAATTACCAAGATGCGGCAATGCAACGACTTGCTCCACAATTAAGTCAACAGCGTGAATTATTAACTAATCAATTAGCCAATCAGGGTATTCCAGTAGGTTCTAAGGCTTGGCAAACTGCACAAATGAATCAAGGTCAAAAAGAGAATGATCTTTTAGCCGCCAATACAACTCAAGGCTTTAATACTGGTTTAGCCGCTAATCAGCAGGCTTATACCCAAGCTATGACTAATTACAATATGCCATTAAACACTTTAAGTGCATTGCGTACTGGTGCTTCTGTGCAAAACCCTACATTTCAGAATGTTCCACAGCAAGCTACAACTGCTGGTGCTGATCTGTTGGGAGCGACTACTGCTACTGGTAACTATAACTTGGCAGGTTCTAATGCGGCAAATGCGGCTCAATCTAACCTTAATAGTGGTTTGATGGGTCTTGGTGGTGCGGCAATGATGGCGTTTTAATGCAATTAACAGATGAAAAAATAAACTCTTACTTTTATGAACCTAGCCTAGCAATATGGCAATCAGAAAAGTTTAAAGTTTATGCGTTTAAAGATGCAAATGTAGTAAGGCTGGATATAGAAAGAAAAGATAAGCAGGATGGTATTACTTGGGATGAGTTACAGCAAATTAAGAATGATTGTGGGTTTGCTGATTGTGATGCAATAGAATTTTACCCATCCCAAAAGGATGTAATAAACACAGGAAATTTAAGGCACTTGTATGTATTTTTTGAAAAACTACCGTTAATTAGGCGATTATGAACGATCCAACTCAAGGTAATCCATATACTTCACAATATATGCCTAATGGCTTTAGCCAAGATGCACAAGGTATGCAACCTGTTTTTCAAAATATTGCACAACAGCAAGCTAACTTAAATCAAGCCTTATCACAAGGAAATCAGTTAGCACAACAAGCTGGACAAACTACGGCACAAGCTAGTCCTATGGCATTGGCGGCTTTATTGCGTAAAAAAGACCCTAATGATCCTAGTCAAATGATGGGTGCTGGAGTTCCATTACCTAATCCAAATGTAAATCCTTATGGAAATATGTCTAGCTACAACAACAATACTATGGCTGGATCAGGTGGTAATTACGGTTCAGGCACAGGTGGATTTGAGTAAGGAATAATATGGCAGAATTTAACGCAACCCAAGCTGGCACTCTTTCTCCTGAAGATTATGCCCAGCAACAACAGATTAACCGCAATCAGCGTATGGCTGACTTGTTGACGCAACAAGGTGTGCAACAGATGCCTGCTGGTAGCATGGTTTCAGGTCGTTATGTTCCTACAAGCCCATTTCAACAATTGGCTCAAATTGCCAATGTAGCCGCAGGTCAGTATCTTGGTAAAAAGGGTGACGAAGAAGCTATTAAATTGGCTGAAAAAATCCGTAATCAATATACTAGTGAACTAAACAAATATCAACAATTGCGTCAAGGAACTCCTGCACAAGAAGGTGGTATTCAAGGCCCTAATGGCATGACTACACAGACTACACCTGATATGTATAACGCTGATATGTCACTTAATCCGCAATACAAACAAGTTGCCCCTATTGCCGCACAAGCACCAAATCCACAAGCCGCTAATATGTATGGTGCTAGTGTTGCTACAAATCCTGCTATCAAACAATATGCTACTAAACAATTGTTTGAAACTCCAAATTGGGCAGAAGTTAGTCGAATTAATCCAAAAACAGGTGAAACTGATACTTATACTTACGATAAAAACTCGCCAAATCCTGAATCAACGATGAGATTTTTGTCTACATCTAAACCAGCTTTAACAATGAACGAACGCTTATCATTACAAGATCGTGGTATCAATGTTCCTAATGGTGGCTCTATGCCTGTTAATAATCAAGGCGGTGGACAAACTAATGTAGTTGGCGGTCAACCTAATGCTATGCAACCAACTGCTGTTGTTAAGCCTGTTTCAGCTACTAATGTTCCAGTAAATGATTTAATTAAATCACTTGGATATGATCCATTTAAACCACCACCACCCCCTGCTGGATTGCCAAGTGCTGAAGCCGCCCGTGCTTATCGTGCAGATCAGTACAAACCTTTAGAAGGTGAAAGTAGAAAAGCTGTAAATGGTGCGGCTAACTATCAAGATGCTTTGGACAGATATGTACAAGTTCTTAATTCTGTTGATATGACCGATTTGGCTAATCCACAAGTAAGACAAAAAATTGATTCTGCTTACAATTCAGCCATATTAACTGGTAAAGAAGCGTATAAATTAGGCGTTTTAAATGGTGGTGATGAAAGAATTTTAAATAGTTTATTTCCTAATTATAGTAATACTTCAAAAATGCTGGTGTTTAAAGACACCATCAAAGATTTGGCACAAACTCAAAAAGAATTTGGCACAGGAATTATTCTTAAAGAATATGGTTCTGCTAATAAACCTGTTCCTGAGATGTATAGAAAACATATTGTTGTTCCTAAATCTCAAACAGAAGCAAATGCACAACCTATAAATTTCAAAACAGAAACCGATGCCGCTAAAGCTGGTCTTAAAAAAGGCACACGGGTTATTATTAACGGTGTAGCTGGAACTTGGAACTAATATGCCATTTGTACCTGATACCCCAGCCGTAGGAAAATTTCAACCTGATGCACCTAACGCTGGAAATATGTATGCTGGTGAAGATGTTGTTTACAGTCCTGAAGGTATACCTTTAAATGTAACGGCAGGTTCGGCTGAAATTAAAGGCGTTCCAAAACATATTGCACAAGCAATGACAGGCATTGTCAGTAGCCCTATTACAGCGGCTACAGGAGCGGCTAAACAGTTTGCTGGAATACCGCAATACTTATCCAAGCTAATAGAAGAAAAACCACAACAAACGCTTTCAGGGTTAGTTACTGGTCAAGCACCAACACAACCATTAAATCCTGTTGAACAAGGTATTAACGCATTAAATCAAATTGAAACAGGTACAAAAGAAGCCGCTGGGCCTTATTCTTGGGTTACTAACAGACCATCAAATGTAGCAGGTGAAATTGCTCCTTATTTAATGGGCGGTCAAGCTGGTACGGCTATGGGTGAAACTGGTCTTACTACCAAAGTAATGAATAGTATGAAAGAAATCGGTGAATTGCCTAGTTTTGTTCGTAATGCAATGGCAAATAGCCCTAAATTAGCTGATTTTGCTCAAAAAGTAGCAGGTGCAACTACGCTGGGCGGATTAACAGGCGCAGGTCAAGCTGAAAAAACAGGTTTAACTTTACCTGAATTAACTACTGAAAAATTAAAAAATATTGGTACAAATGCCGCAATTAGTGGTGCTTTACCTATTGCTGGGGCTATTGCCAAACCAATTTATAACTATGCAATTAAGCCTGTATCTAAAATGGCAGGTGATTTAGCGGCACATCTTATTAGTTTAGAAACAGGTACAGGATCAGAGCCAATTACTGCGGCCGCAAGGGCTGGTTATGCTGGCGGTGAAGAAGCTAAACAATTTGCTAGAAATTTACGAGATCAAGTACCTAAAGCTGAAGTATTAAATATGCTTGAATCTAATGTAAGTAATATGAAAAATGCTATGCAAAGCCGCTATACAGGTGGTATGCAACAGATTTCTAAAGATAAAACTCAACTTGATTACACGCCTGTTAAAACTGCTATTCGTGAAGCTACTGAAAACTTTGGTTCTTATAAAGGTAAAGAAGTTAATAGTAGTGTAATTAATGCAATGGATGAAATTCGTACAAAAGTTAAAGATTGGCAATCAGAACCAGCCAAAATTTTCCATACACCTGAAGGTTTTGATAATTTAAAACAGTCTGTTGGTGAAGTATTAGAAAAACAACAATATGGCACAAAACAATATGCGGCTGTAAAACAAGTTTATGACAGCATTAAAGACACTATTGGGAAACAAGCCCCTAAATATGCTGAAGTAATGAATGATTATCACAAAAGCAAAGAATTGCTTGATGAAATCAAAACTACATTTAGTATGGGTAAAAGCCCTGATACTCAATTGCGCAAACTTCAATCTTTAATGCGTAATAATGTAGCAAGTGATTATGGTTATCGTGAAGAAGTAATGAAAAAGGCTATTCAAGGCGGTGGTCAGGACATCATGCCTGCATTGTCAGGTCAAGCGTTAAATTCATTGACTCCTAGAGGATTAATTGGAAAAGGGGCTGATATTTATGCAATTGCCCATTTATTAACAAGTCCAATGACAGCCATTCCTATGTTGGGATTATCTAGTCCAAGAGCAGTAGGTGAAGCCGCTTTTGCTATGGGTAAAGGGGCTAAAAAAATCGGGGAATTTGTTGGAACTCCAACAGAAGAAACTAAAAATTTAGCTCGTATGCTTATACTTAATAAAGCGCAAGAAAAGGAACAAAAATGAGTAGAAACGGATCGGGAGTCTATTCGCTCCCAGCAGGTAACCCAGTAGTAACAGGCACAACAATTAGTTCTACATGGGCTAATTCAACGCTTACTGACATTCAAAATGCTATTACTCAATCTGTATCGGCAGACGGTCAAACTCCCATTACTGGAGCATTACAAATGGGTGGCAACGACATACAAAATGCTGGCACAGTTACGGCTGTTACTGGTATATTTGGTGGTTTATTTTAAGGAAAAATTATGGCTCAGACAGGCTACACTCCAATTTCGATTTATTATTCGGCTACATCTACCAATGTCCCTACGGCTGGTAATTTAGTAGCTGGCGAATTAGCCATAAATACGGCTGATGGAAAGTTATTTTATAAAGACTCTGCTGGTGTAGTGCAAACTATTGCCTCTAAAAGTGCTGCTGCATTAGCAAATAGCACTACTGGAACTGGTGCTACAGTATTAGCAACTAACCCAACAATTACAAATCCAGCATTAGCTGGAGCAACTTCAGGAAGTGTTACATTAGCAGTCCCAGCGGTTGCTGGTAGCAATACTGCAACATTGCCTGCCGCTACTGGCACAGTAATGGTTAGCGGTAATATGCCAGCGTTTAGTGCTTATTTAGGTTCTGCACAATCTTATTCATCAAATACATATACCAAAATTCAATTTAATACTGAAGAATTTGATACTGCTAATTGCTTTGACAGCACTACAAATTATCGTTTTACCCCTAATGTTGCTGGATATTATCAAATTAATTTAATGGCTGACGTTTCTGTTGGAACTTATTTTGAATTAGATATTTTTAAAAATGGAAGTCGTTTTAAAAGCACTCAAAATACAGGTTATTTTGCAATAACAGTATCTTCAATTATTTATATGAATGGAACAACAGATTACCTTGAAGGGTATGTTTTTATTACTGGTGTAGGTAGTTTAACCACAGGTTCAGTATTTACTGTTTTTAGTGGTTCATTAGTGAGGGCGGCATAATGTACGACAAAATCATGGCTCTTTATCCTAGCCTTACACAACAGGATTTCCTCACAGTCATCACACTTCAAAACGATAGTGATGGCAAAGGTGACTACATANCTAAATGGGAACACCCAACACTAGCTAAACCAANAGATGAGGAATTAGCATGAATTTCACATTCACATGGATATTAGACAAGTTTGGCTTTACACCCAAAATTGAAACTTTTGACTTTCCTGTTAAACCAGCCGCCAAAAAAGTTGCCAAAAAAGCTACTAAAGTTGCCTCTAAGAAAACAAAAACAACTAAAAAGTGAGTACTCTTGTGGACATTGACCCTGTAAAATTTGGCGTTACTTGGCAAAAAGTAGAAGCTATGGAGTACGAAGTAGCTGAATTGCGTAAAGATGTTAAGCAATTACTTGAGTT